ACAACAGCCGTGACCAGTTCACATACGGCTAACATGAAATAATGGCACTAAGCGGATCACAAATAACAAGTGTAGGAGTATTAGGGTTTCCTGGTAGAGCTTATACAGGATTTGTTGCAAAAGAAGAGTCAATAGTTGTTATATGGACAGACCAAACACCAGTAACAACAACATGGGTGATTGAAAGATATGAATCACAGATTGCAGAAATAACATTAAGAGGCTATTCAAATGGTGTAATAACCACAACAATAGCCAAGGTAACAACTAGAGGGTTTGGCCAAACAGCACCAACAGTGACATGGACAGACCAGACAGCAGACAATACAACGTGGACGGACAGTTAATATGCCATGCAAGAAGAAAGGTGGAAAGGGTAAGAAGTAATGCCAGCAGGTAGGCCAACCAAATACACCAAAGCACTACTAGATAAGGCAAGAGAATACCTTATTGAGTGGAAAGACCAAGGTGACATGATTCCGTCACATGAGGGTATGCAAGAATATATAGGCTTATCAAGCACTTGTATGTACGATTGGGGAAGAGATGAAACTAAAGAAGAATTTAAGGCCATATTAGACGAATGCCTAGTAAAACAACGTAGAGAACTGATAAATAAAGGGCTTTCTGGTGACTTTAATTCTAACATCACCAAGCTAGTATTAGGTAAGCATGGGTATCATGACAAGCAGGATTTAGGTAGCGACCCAAACAGACCAATAGAGCAGAATTGGACAGTGGAATTTATAAATGCCACACCTGAAAGTAAACCGTAAGTTAGAGCCATTATTAACCAAACATAAGCCGATAAAGGTGGCAATTGGAGGCCGGGGTTCGGGTAAGTCTATCGGGTTCGGCGATATCATGACCATGAAGATGGAGACCGAGGGGGCGGATATATATTGCCTTAGAGAGTTCCAAGACTCAGTTACAGACTCAGTCCATAGGGTGTTTGAGGACTCGATTAACAAAAGGTTAAAGCTGGACAATTGGAGTGTGCTGGAGAACAAGATAACCTCGCCTAACGGGTCTAAAACGGTCTATAAAGGCGCTAATCGTAATCCAGACGCTATGCAGTCAGCTCAAGGATTTAAATACAGTTGGTTTGAGGAGGCCCATAGGGCAACACAGGCCAGCTTAGATAAATTACTGCCAACAATCATCAGGAACCCAGGTGCAGAGTGCTGGTTTAGCGCTAACCCACAATCAAGCATCGATCCATTTAGTAAGCGGTTTATAACCCCGTATCAGAAACAGTTAGAGAAATGGGGATATTACGAAGATGACTTACATTTAATTGTGGTTGTTAATTGGCGAGATAACCCCTGGTGGAACGAAGAGCAGGAAGTGCTGAGGGCTTGGGATTACGCCAACCTACCAAGAAGTAAATATGACTGGATATGGGAGGGCAAATTTAATGATTCAGTCGAGAACGCTATTATCCTGCCTGAATGGTTTGATGCGGCTATAGATGCTCATATAAGGCTAGGGTTTAAGCCAAGAGGAGCGAAAAGACTAGCACATGATCCGGCAGACTCAGGAGACGCAAGAGCGGACTGTTTAATACATGGATCGGTTGTGCTTAATGTAAGAGAAAACGAAACGGACGATGTAAATGATTCGCTTGATTGGTCAATGGACTATGCTATTGACGAAAAAGTAGATTTATTTACTTGGGATGCAGACGGGTTAGGTTTGGGCTTAAAGAGGCAGGTAAGTGACTCGTTGGACGGCAAAAAGATTGAGGTATATTTATTTCATGGTGGTGCAGGAGTAGACAACCCAGACAGTATTTATGAACATGTAGATCTAGAAACAGAAAAGCGGCAAAAAACCAACAAAGAGACATTTAAAAATAAACGCGCCCAATACGCTATAAAACTAAGGGATAGATTTTATAAGACATGGCGAGCGGTAGAGAAAAAGGAATATATCGATCCTGATGAGCTAATAAGTATATGCTCAACTATTCAGAACTTAGACAAGCTGCGTGGTGAAGTCTGCAAAGTACCACGAATACCAAATGGGGCCGGGCTGGTGCAGATAATGGCGAAAGACGTAATGAAAACCAAACTTAAGATTAACTCCCCTAATATGTTCGACGCCCTAATGATGGGCCAGGTGCTGCCTGAAGAGGAAGACATTGATGAAGATTATGAAGAGGAAAGATCAGGCGGGTGGATGTCGTGAGTGAAGTAATTGAACGCGCTAAGAAACGCATGAAAGAATGCACCGATGCAGAGTCTAACAACCGAGATCGTGCTATTGAAGCTATCAACTTCAAAGAAGGTAATAATCAGTGGCCTGAAAAAGTAAAGAAGGACCGAGAAAGAGACGACAGACCTTGCTTAACTTTAAACAGAATCCCGGCATATGTTCGCCAAGTTGTTAACGATATGCGCCAAACACGCCCCGCTATCAAGGTTAGAGGGGTAGACTCAGAAGCAGACCCAGAAACCGCCGATATCCTAAATGGGATGATTAAAGCTATCGAACAATCATGTAATGCCGAAGGTGCTTATGATTGGGCGGCAGAGGGTGCTGTAACGTCAGGATGGGGATACTTTCGGATAGACACTGACTATGCTGACCCTTTGTCTTTCGAGCAAGACATAAGCGTCAAGCGCGTGTTAAACCCATTCACTATTTACCTTGACGCCGATGCAGTAGAGTCGGATAGATCAGATTGTAAATATGCTTTCGTTGATTCATGGATGGATCGAGAAACGTTTGATGAAAAGTATCCTAAAGCAGAGGGTGGCTGGGACACGATAGGAAAAGGGACAAGTAGAGAGCTTTGGTATAAGGAAGATTCCCTAAGAGTCCCTGAGTATTGGGAGATTGAAGAAGAAGAGCACGAAATATCATTAATGCCAGATGGCACTGCGTACATGGGCAATAAGGAAGGAGCCATAAGAACACGCAAAACAAAGATCCCGAAGGTCACTCAATACATTATCAACGGCGTAGAAGTGTTAGAGACTAAACCTTGGGCCGGAAAGTACATTCCCATCATCCCTGTATTGGGCGAAGAGATGAACATTGAAGGCGAAATCATACTTAAGGGTCTGGTTAACGACACAATGGATTCTCAACGGCAATATAACTACTGGAGAACAGCGGCAACTGAAAGGGTAGCCCTATACGCTAAAGCTCCCTATATTGGATACAAAGGGCAGTTCAAAGACAATAAATGGCGTAACGCTAACAGTAAGAACTATCCTTACTTAGAGGCTAGCCAACCAAAAGACCAAGGGACTTTACCTTTACCAAGACGCGAACCACCACCCGACATCTCGCCAGGCATGGCCAATGAAATTGCTACCTCCGCGAATGAGATAAAAGAAATCACAGGTATATTAGACCCAGCTTTAGGCGCTCAATCGACCGAGGTTTCAGAAAGAGCGCTATTAAGTAAGCAGCAGCGTAGTGATAAGAGCAACTTCCACTTTACGGACAACCTAGCCAGAGCAATGACTCATGCCGGGCGCATAATGGTTGACCTAATACCAAAGATATACGATACCCCACGAATGGTTAATATCATCCATCCCGGTGGTGATGAGGAAATGGTTCAAATTAACCAGGAATACATCGACCAAAAGACACAGAAGCCGAAGAACTTTAACCTTAAAGCTGGAAAGTATGACGTTGCTGTGACGGTCGGTCCATCCTATGCAACTCAAAGACAGGAATCTGCCGAAGCTATGCTTGAAATGGCTGGCATGGATCAGCGAGTCCTTCCTTTAATCGGAGACTTACTAGCGAAAAACTTTGACTGGACAGAATCTGACGAGGTAGCGAAACGACTTAAGACCTTATTGCCTGCTGAAATCATAGGCCAGGAAAACCCACAAGTGGCCGCAATAATTCAGCAATCGCAACAGCAAGTACAGCAAGCTCAACAGTATATAGGCCAGTTAGAGCAAGCATTAAAAGAAATGAACGTACAATTACAGAATAAGCAGGGCGAAATCCAAGTTAAGCAGACCGATAATGACCGTAAGTTGATGGAAACGGTGGAGAATTTGCAGCTAAAATGGGCTACACTAGAGTTAGAAGATAGGAATAAACTGCTAGACATCATCGGCAAGGGTATTGAAGCCAATCAAGCGAGTAGGATAAATGCCTAATAATATAGTTATAAGCTTTGAAGATAATGAATTTCGCCAGCCTGTTAGCGATAAATACACTGTTATATCTGGAATAGCTGGAAAAACAGGCGATGATGTTTTAATTAGAACAGAAAATGGTGAAAGATTAATGTGTCGAAGAATTAATAGCGAAGGTCAAGTAGAAAACGGGCCTTGGCTATGTTCATTAAAAGATGATAGAGCCTTTAAATATTGGTGATAATATTTTTTTGGCTATAATGATAGGTAAAACCTATTAATAAGATTTAATTGATAGACCTTACCAGTGAGGTTCACTGGGTTAAAATCCGTCTGGAGACGTTAAATTGAGTGAAGCAGAACAAGCCACCGATCAGGCTGAAGTGATTGAGCAAGCTGAAAGCGTAGTCGAAGAGATTACAGAGGGATCAGCACCCTCCGAAGTCGAAGCGAAAGCCGAGACAACCGCAGAAGAACCCGAAAAAGAAGGTGGGGTTCAGAAGCGGATAAATGAACTTACTAGACAACGATACGAGGAATCACAGGCAAGAGAAGAAGCAATTCATCAAGCGACGGAATACAAACGCCAACTTGATGAGCTACAAGCTAAACAAGTACAAGGGGATTGGCAGCAACAACAGCCGAGACTTGAAGACTTTGATTCAGAACAGGCTTGGGCGCAAGCCTATCAGAACTGGACACATGAGGGCGTGCAAAGACAACAACATGCACAAACTCAACTCGCGCAACAAGAGCAAGTTCGACAAGAGCAGCTTAAGAAGCAAGGGGAAATCCAGCGAAAGATGGTTGACGCACAAGCCAAGTACTCTGATTTCAACGTCAAGATAAGCGACCCTAACTTGCCTAGCTTGGCTAATTTGAGTCCAGCAGCGTATGAAGCTGTAATTGATTCGGATGGCATGGCAGACATTGCTTATTATCTCGCTAACAACCCCGCCGAAGTCTATAAGTTCCAGGATATGTCGCCCATTCGAGCGGTGAAGGAGGTTGCAAAGTTGGAGAGTAAGCTCAGCCCGAGCAATAAGCCAGCGATAACAGCAGCACCGGAACCACCGTCTAAAGTGACGGGAACGTCTACAACATCGACAGACCCGGACAAAATGACAACAACCGAATGGATGGCATGGAGAAACGCACAACTATATCCATAAGGATGTAGTTAACATTCGGAGATTTATACATGGCTAACTCAATCTTGACACCGACGGCGGTGACACGAGAGATTCTACGCATTCTGCACGAAAAACTATCATTTTTAGGCACCGTCAATAGAACATATGATGATTCATATGCCAAAGAAGGCGCAAAAATTGGTGATACTCTCAAAATTCGCTTACCTAATGAATACACTGTAAGAACAGGCAAAAACTTAAACGCGCAAGATACAACAGAATCTAGCGTTGATTTGGTAGTTGCTACTCAGAAAGGTGTGGACATTAACTTTTCATCTGCTGAGCTAACGATGGAAATGCAAGACTTTTCCAAGCGTGTGCTAGAGCCGGCAATTGCTCGTTTAGCGTCTGATATCGAATATACGGCGCTTCTTGACAATTTTTCATGGGGGAACACCCATCACCCTGACCGTCTCGGTGACCTTGTACGGGCTACTCAGGGCTGTTATGAAGCGGCATCGAAATTCGGGACACCTTTCATCAGCGATTTGTTTGATCTTCGCGAGCGTCTCGTCATCAACATCGGTCTCCGTAAAGACCTCGAAAACCATCTCCTTTATGATAGGGTTCTTTGAGAGACCGAAGGCTCTGCTGAGATCTAAGTTCGCCGTGGCTTTGATCCTGAAGCTCTTGAAN